TAGCGGAGGATATCAATGATTCCAGAGATCGCAAAAAAAGAGTTGATACAGAAACGACAAGCGGGAGCCACTTGGACTAGTTTAGCCCAATGGTTAGAAGAAGAGTATGGGATAGGAGTACATCGTTCTACAATACAGCGTTGGTATGACCGTGAAGTATTTGATGTAAGTTCAATCCTTGACGAAGCTGCCGCTAAGATGGCAGATGAAATCGCTCCCGAAGAAGAGGAGGATTTCCTAAAAGATCGTATACGCATAGATAAAAAGGCGGCTACGTATAAAGCGGAGTCTACGTATTACAAAAAGCTCTATGAGAAATCTATAAAAGAGTCAGTACGGTCTGAAATCCTAATAGATACCATACGGCGATACACCACACCTTTTGAGAAAGTAAAGAAATTTCCCACTAGGAAGCCGTCTGGGAAGAAGCGGGGGAAAACGAACCAAGTAATGGTGGCACCCCTAACAGATACTCATGTGGGGGACTATGTAACCAGTGAACAGATGGTGGGTCTGAACTCTTATGACATCGAGTTATTCAGTCGTCGCATATGGGGATGGTCAAACCAAGTTCTAAGCCTCGCTGAATACAGACGAAATATTTGCGGGGTCAATGAACTTGTTATCCCTATGTTAGGGGATATGATTTCAGGAGATATTCATGACGAATTAGCCCGTACCAATGTAGATAACTGCATGCTGCAAATGATGTATGGGGCAAAGATTATAGGACAGGCATTAATGTTCCTAGCCCCCCACTTTGATGAGATTAGAGTTCCCTGTGTAGTTGGTAACCACGGGCGCATGACCCGTAAGATTCCTTCTAAAGATAAGTACATGGATTGGGATTACATGTTGTATCAATGGGTTTCCGTATTCTGTGCTAAACAGAAAAACATTAAGTTTGAAATTCCTAAATCTTTTGCTCATGTTGTTACGGTAGCTGGTAGAGATGTACTTATGATGCATGGTGACTCAGTTGGTGGGGGAGGGGCAACAGCTACTATCCAAAAGGCTATTACATCTTTGAGGGCGGTTCTTCAGTATAAGACCCAGATTATTACGGATGAAGAATTTAGTGTCCCAGAAAAATTCGATGATGTTTTACTAGGGCACTTCCATCGAGTGGATGAGATAGATATAGGAACTGGAAGTTTGCATATTTGCGGTACTACTAAAGGTGGGGATGAGTTTGTCTTTAGTAGGCTACATGTGATAACCAAGCCGAAACATATAGTGCTGTATTACCATCCTCAATATGGGCCGGTTGGTAAAGAAGTTATATACTTAGATAGATTTGATAAAGAAGATTCAGGGTTTGAGTTAGACTTACCCGAAGTTTGGAGTCATATCTAGTATAATATTGTATGGCTCAAACACCACAACAAATAAAACTTGACGAGATAGTAGGAGCTTCTATATTTTTACAAACTGCTATACAATCTTTCGTTAATGATTTAGCGAAGGAGGTTGGCGATCTAGCGGATATACCTAAAGAAGCGGGAGGAACAATGCCGGTTAAGACTGGTGCCCTACGAGCCTCCAAACTTGTTAGGGAAATTCCTAGCGGCTCAAGTATTTCGTATACCGTTCCTTATGCTGAGATAATCCATGATGGTGGAGTTGTTGGTGATCCCCCTAGAACATATAAAGCGCAACCGTATTTAGGGAAGCCCGCTGAAAAAATAATGGACACTATGCATGAACGGATAGCTAAAGATTTTAACGAGCAGGGCCTAGGGCAGGGTTTCAGGGTTCAAGTTATAAGGGCGGCTTCGGACATCAGGGATATATATGATGCCTAGTAATTAGAAGGAAAAGGGAGAGAGAAACAATGGATATAGAACAGGTGAGTAAAGAACAAGAATGGGTATTAGCCCGTCATTCTCGCATGGTTGGGAGAGTATTAGACCAATTAGAGGCTTCCCTACCAGAGGGTAACCAATGTGAAAAGCTCAAAAAATTAGTTCAGATGCCTCTCTACGACTTCCGTAATGAAATGTTGAAGTATTTAGATGGTAAAATAGATATAAATTCATACAAAGACTAGTGCTTTTCTATAACTTTTCATAAAGTCTAGTATAATAATATAGAACGTTTTCAGAACAAACGTTCGTTTATTATGTATAAGGGTCGGAGGTGGCTTAGACCAACCTTTATTAGATAGATAGGATTGGATTGGACGATACTCAATAAATGGAGGTATCTTATGTCAGATGAACTATACGGTCGTCTTGAAAAGTACATGGAAGGCACTTCGCTAGGTTTAGCGGCGTTGTCTGAAGTACTTACAAAGATGGACGCTAGACTCACTAAGGCTGAAGAAGAACAGGTTACTGTTGATCTTGCTAAAGCTGAAGAGGAAGAGCGAACATCTCTAATAAAAGACGTTGCTTCTGCTGTTGCAGAACTTCTAAAGGCCACTGATGATCTTGATGGCGACAAGACTCGTACTGCTAAAAAGAGCGGTGCATTAAACGCCGATGGTGATGACTCCTCTACTGCTGTTACGCCGCCTAGTGCTGCGCCAGATCAACAGGCTACTATTCAGGCTGAAGATGATAAGGATAAGGATGAGGACATCGAGGACGCAGAGTACCCGATGAAGGAACGGGAAGATGATGAAGAAGTCCCAGCAAGGGCTTCGGAAGAAGATGTGGAAGATGGTGGGGAACGAGAGGACAAGGACGAGTTAGAAGATGTTGAAGATGCTATGGTACAACGCATGAAGAAGCAAATTGATGACCTTCAGAAGCAAATTACAGAATATGAAGGTTCTCTGTCGAAAGCAGTCTCAAAAGAGACAGACACTCGACTTCGTAAGATGGGCTTCAAAGAAGAGCGTCGCCTAGTAGCTCCGACTCAACTCACTTCGTTTGGACAGGATGAAGTAAAGATCGTAAAAGCATCACCAACTGGTGATGACATAACTGAACAGCTTGCTGACCTTTCCTACTCTGAACTGCGTAAATTGCAGCACAAAGTAGAAAAAGGTGAGGTAACACTTAACTAGGAGGTCTGAATTAAATGGCTACGTCATTAACTGAATTTCTAGCTCAGGCCAATCGTGGCATGACGCAATCGGTACTCGGTTCTGAGTACCTATCAAAAGCCCTTTCGGGCACAGCGTTGGGTGTCGATGGTGGTTCCAGTGTATCAGGCGATGTCTTTACGGCTACTTTTGGTCGTAAGGTATGGCATGCACTGAATAACCAGACTCGATTCTTTAACGCACTTCCCAGAAATGTCTGGGGTAATACGGCTGGTTGGCGTGTTCGTTCCGACCGTGGAGCTTCACGTTCTAACCCCGTAACAGAGACGGGTTCACTCCCAACGATTGATGTATCAGCCATCGAGACGGTTTCATCGCTGCCTCGTATAGTTGGTACGACATTCGCAGCTTCCGTCAAGGCGATGTTTACGTCGCAACTTGAGGGTGGTGTTGGTGATGTTCTTGCTCTGGAAAACGAGAATGCACAGATCGACCACATCAAGGAAATGAACCTTGAGTTACTGGCTGGGTCTACTGCTGCTGTAACAGCTACTACAAGTACCACTTCTTTCACACTAACCGCAACTAATAACTTTAGGGCGGGTGATAAGATTTCGGTTTCTGACAACGATGCGTTGGCAGATGCAGGTGGGGTAGCTCTTACTTCGATTGACAGTTCAGGAGTAACGGTATCCGCTGCTCTTTCTAACGCTCCCGTTATAGCACAGGATGGTGTGTTCACTCATACCCGTGCCGGTTTGACATCAATTGATGACATCGTTTCTGAAGACGAAGTTGCCTTTGCTGCTTCAACCATCAAGACTAACGCTGGTGTTTATGACTTGCAGTCTACTCTGACGGCATCTCGTCTTACTGCGTCCAAGCAGTGGGCAACAGCGGCTTCTGTTCAAGGTAACTCCGGTACGGGTAGGGACTTGTCTCTAAACTTACTGGATACTGCTATTCAGAAGATACGAACCAATGGTGGTGAGCCAAAGCTTATCGTCATGGGACATGACCAGTACTTCAAACTTGAGCGTTTATTGAACTCTCAACAGAGGTACCTCGGACAAGAAGAGTATCAAGTTGGTGTAGGTTCTGAAAAGACCTTCCCCGGCACTCGCACTGGTCTAATCTTGGCTACCTATATGGGTATCCCGATTCTTCCTGATGCTGACACCACCAAGTCTGTAAAGGCTGGAGGTGTCACAGGTACTCACGGTTCTAACGTTTACATACTAGATACGGATTATCTTGAAGTTGCGGTAGCACAGCCTACCCAGTACATCGAGAACCGTGACTACTTTGCGGCTTCGTCGCTAGTAGTTCG